TTGCAGTTTCTCCAGAAAGCATTATAGCATCTGTTCCATCTATTATAGCATTAGCAACGTCATTTGCTTCCGCTCTTGTTGGTCTTGGGTTCTTAATCATAGAATCTAGCATTTGAGTAGCTGTAATAACAGGTTTTCCTGCTCTATTACATTTTTTAATCATCATCTTTTGTGCACAAGGAACATCTTCAACAGGAATTTCTACTCCTAGGTCTCCTCTTGCTACCATGATTCCATCTGATTCTTCTAAGATTTCATCAAAATTATCAAGCCCTTCTTGGCTTTCTATTTTAGAAATTATTTGTATTCTATCTCCACCATTTTCATGAAGAATTCTTCTAACTTCTCTTACATCATCAGCCTTTCTTATAAATGAAGCTGCAACGAAATCTATATTATTTTTACAACCAAATTTTAAATCTTCTATATCTTTTTCAGATAAAGCTGGTAAATTAACAGAAACATTAGGTAGATTTATACCTTTCTTTTGTCCTAATTCTCCATTATTTCTAGCTATACATATAACTTCATTTCCTTTTATTTCTGTAACATCTAATTCTATTAGACCATCATCTACAAGAATCATATCTCCAACTTTTAAGTCTTTTGCAAAGTCTGGATAAGTTACTGCAACTCTTTCACTATTTCCAACAACTGATTGATCTGTTGTAAATGTAAATTTTTGACCAGCTTTTATACTTACATCTTTTCCATCTTCTAAAGACATTGTTCTTATTTCAGGTCCCTTAGTATCTAGTAATAGACCTGCTCTTTTTCCAGTTTCAGACATAGCTTGTCTAAAATTCTTTATTCTTGTTCCATGTTCTTCGTAATCCCCATGAGAAAAATTTAATCTCATTACATTCATTCCTCTATTTAATAGCTCTTTTAAAGTTTCTACTGATTCAGTCACAGGACCAATAGTACAAACTATTTTTGTTTTTTTCAAATAACTCACCTCATAATTTTTTACTATGTTTAATTTTATAACATTCTTGACTTTTTAGCAAGAAAATTAAAGCTTATTTTTTTGTCATTTTTGTATAAAAAAAAACATTAATGATAACTCATCAATGCTTATAAATAAAATGGTGCCTAGGAATGGATAATAAGATAATAATAGTCTAATATATACTACATCGTAACATACTTTGAATTGTCTGTTTTTTGTCTGTTGTAATAAATTTTAAGGTATAAAACTAATAATTATTTTGAATGTATCATATCTGAGAATAATTTTAAAAAGCAGGAAATTAATCCTGCTCTTTTTTATTAATTATTTTTATTATATTCTTTTTCTAGTTCTAACATTTCTTCAAAAGAAATAATTTCTTGAAGTTCTGCATAGTTACTAAAATCTTCTCTTACTGCTTTATCTCCACAGTCTACAGAACCTTTAGATCCATCTTCTAACATTTCTTCACTTACTTTTCTCCATTCAGCATATATTTTTTTTAATTCTTTCATTTTCAATTCCTCCATTTCTTTTATTAACTTTTTAAGTTCTTCCAGCTCTTTAAAACTTGCCATTTCTTTTATAAAAACTTTAGCACGACTTTTATAAGTGCTGTGCTTTGTATTCTTTTTACCTTCTTCTGTAGCTCTATATCTCTTATTAGCTTCATTTTGCTGCTCCTGAGTTTTATAACCCTTTCTTTTTTTTTCCATTTTATCCTCCTTATATTTGGAGGGGTTTTTTTACCCCTCTATCTTATTCTTGTAAATTTTCTTTCAGTTTCTGGTCTCCAAGTTCCAGCCATTATTTCATCATAATGTTTAGCTATTTCTATTTGTCTTTTAATAGCTTCGACATCATTTCCTTGTCTGTGAAATATAAATATATTTTCATAGACAGATAATTTTAGAATAACTCCTATTTTTTCATCTTCTACAAAGATTACTGCGTTTTCATCTCTGTAAAATTTTACTCCTAGTTCATTGTGGTTCATTAATTCTTTTAACATTTTCATCACTCCTTGATTTATTATTTAAGAAGTGATATAATCTAAGTAGTTGAAGCTAGGATTATATCATTCTTAGTTTACCCCTCAGAAGAGGGGGGATAAATTACTTTTCCTTTTTAGTAATTGTAATTGTTAGCGACCAACTCCCAATCACAATTTTAAATTGGATTTTCATTTTATCACCTCCTTTTCCCTTGAGGTACTTTTATAATATCATACTTGTACGAGTATGTCAACACTTTTTTATATTTTTTTTAAAAATTTTTTAACCTTAGATAAATCCATATATTCAAGCAATAAAAAAAGATGGGGTAGTATAAAAACTACCCCTTTATTTTATGATTTTTTTAATCTCCTCCATATCTTTTTTTAATTCTGATTGATCCTTTTGCATTGCTTCTAATTGGTCCACTATCTTCTGCATAGTAGTCCTATAAATTTCAAATGTCTTGCTATCTTTCCATAGAAAATATAGTAAAATAGCACCTACTACACCATATTCTAGTAAAGTTTTTTCCATATAATCACCTACAATCCTAATATCTTATCCCAAAAATTATAATATTCCTTAGCCTCCTTAGTATGATCTACTATAGCCCTATCTTTATAACCTTCATTTAAGATTTTTTTCTTCCATGAAGTTTCACCAAAACATCTGACAGCTGCATAGAATCTTCTTACAGTCTTGTTATCTACTCCTGTTTCTTGCATAATATGTCTAAATATTTTATCTGCTAAGGTACGATTAATACCTGTATTGTTATAGCAACTGTATAAATAATCATGTACGACAGCAGCATTAATATACTTCCCATAAGGATTATACAGCCATTGTAAACTCTTAGGGACAGAAGCCCCATCTGTTATAAAATATTTGGGTACTCTTATCAAGTACCCGTTTATATCATAAACATACTCTTCTAGCAAAATTGCCTTACCATTTGAAATTGGCTCAAGGATTAATTTACTTTTCTCCATCTTCCTCATTTCCTTTTATATCCACTTTTCTTCCTGATCCAAATATATTAGAAAACTTTTGTAGTGTTGTTTCTATAATATCTACCATTCTTTTTCTACTTAAAAATCTTCTAATTATAAATCTTGCTATAAATGGTAAAGTATTTGTTCTTTCTATTATAAATGTTACTGCTCCATCTAGCTTTTTAAGATTATCTCCATAATTAAAAGATGTTTCTGCATACACTACTGCATTATCAAAAATTTGCACATACTTCTTTCTGTTATAAACCATATAAGCAACTATTACAGTGGCTAATAGCATCCATCCCCATTGTTCCCAAGTAAAACTCATAAAAATTGCATACACTTTAAAAAACATACCATAAATAAAATCTTTCATAATTAAAACCTCCTATTCTACATCAAACTTTTTATTTTCCCATTTTTTATAAGCATCCAAATATAATTCTTTCTTATCCCCATTATAGGTTAATTCATAATACATTCCATCACTTACATTTGTAGATAATAATGCTTTTGCATTTTGTAGAGTTTTACAATACCAAACAACAAACACATCATCTTTTGTTATCTTTACTCCATCTGTTTTCTCTACTCTCTCATTAAAATAGTCAACTACTTTGTCTTTACACAAGTTTTGAAAATTGTTAAAATCCATACTTTTTACCTCCTAAAATTTTTATAATAATTGTCTGACCAGACTGTTTATTATTTAAAAGCTACCTTATCTGCTCCTTTAATTTGCCAGTGGGGAGCATCTTTAAAAGTTCTCCAACAATTTCCACCCCATTCAATACCGTACTTTTCCAATAGCCCCGCTTTTTTAGCAGTATTATAAATGTCTTGGTAGTAATGAAAATCTTTCCAAGCTCCTTTGTACTCTCCATTCACAATTACACCAATATCTGCAGCATAACCTAATCCGTCAAATTTAATCTGATGATTGGATTTTAGTTTATGCCCATCTACATTGGTTACTTTTGCTCCAGGAGCAGTTCTGCCTTTTTGGTATAGCCTATTCTGCTCTTCCGCTGATCTAATTCCAGCAGTTATTTTAAAGTTCCAGGGACTTATTTTTATAAGTTCTGTCATAAAATTTACCAGGTTTGGATGCACCCCTTTCAACATTTTTAAACTTGTTTCTGATAATGTATACATTTAAAATCACCTCCTAAAAATGACCTTGTGAAAGCCTGTTTAAGCCAATTAAAAAAAGGTAGCTATATAAAACTACCTTTAATAACTTTAATCCCATTTAATAGCTTCTAGTTCTTCAACTGTTGAAACTCCCTTTATTTTCTTAGTTATAGCTGTGTATTTGTTTTGTGCAGCAATGACTCTTAATATCCAAGAGAAGTAAATTAGATTTAATTCCCCCAATGAAATAGATGCAATAGAATTATCTTTTAATCTCCATTGAGTTGGTAAAGATTTTAAAAGTTGCTTTAATTTTCCTGCTCTCATAGCCATTTTGATTTTTTCTTCTAGCTCTGCATCTACAGGAATACCTAAAGTACTTAATGCATCTTTAATTACATCATAATCTTCGATTTCTCCTGCCATATCCAATGCCATCTTGACTCTCATAAAATTAACCTCGTCATATTCTTGCATTTGGAATACTTTTCCATTATGCTCATATGAGCCAAACATCTTATCCAGCAGTATTTCTCTGAACTTGTGTCTGAAAGTTCTTTTAACATCTTCCATATCTATATCCCAAGTATGTGTAGATGTGTTCCACGTATGATAAGAGCTTGGCTGTGGTACGACCTTTAATTTCTTATCTTCTATATACTCTCCTGGGGCTAGCTGAACCTCGATACCTTCTTCAATCAATTCATCTCTTGTCATCTCTCTTATAGTGTTTGTAGCTTCATCATATGTTGGATATTTGAAAGCTTCATTTCTCTCAATTGCGACATGCTCAGACGGAATAAGCTCTGGATAATCCAGGAATAAATTTCCATCCATAAATTGCATAACTTCATCTGCTGTTAGGTTAACGGTAAATGCAAGCTTTGATTTTCTTTCTTTTGTGTAAATAAAAAACATAACATCTCTCCTTTCGAATGTGAATAGATTTTTAAATTTATGTAGCACTTGTTTTTTGTATATAGTGTTTGCTCGTAACTCCACTACTAGAGTGATTTGCATAACTACTAGCTAAGCCTAACCCAGCCAAATTGTTTATTAAATTAATGCTAGTTTTCCTAAGAGTGTGAGGATATAGATCCTCTATTCCTAAAATTTTTCCTAGCTTTTTTATTCTATTCCTAATAGCTCCTTGTGTCATTTGCTTATAGATTTTTCCATACTTAGTAACAAAAAACCAATCTACATCTATCCCATTTTCTGCTCTGTACTGTATCCATTCTTTTATAAGTTCCTTGCATTTTTGGAAAAAGAAAGCATTTACTATATAGCCCTCTTTCTCCTTAACATCTCTAAAATAGCCATTTTCTAAGTCTAGTTGTTCCATTTTTAAATTCTGAATAGCACTAATCCGACAAGCACTATCTAAGAAAAGTTCCCAAAGTATTCTGTCTTGCAAGTCATATTTTTTAGATTCTACTTGCATATATAATCTAACTGTTAGAATTTGCTCTGTTGTAAGAAAATAACTATTCCTAACCTTGTCCTTCTCTGTAAATCTTAACTTATCTAGTTTAGAATCAAAAGGATGATACTTAATTTTATTTCTTCTAACACACCATGCATAAAAAGTGGATATAGCAGTAGTCTTATTCATTAAAGTTCTTTTGCTATTCCCTAAGCTTCTACAATAATTCCTGTAAGTTTCTATTATAGTTGGCATTTCTAGTAATGTTTCTTTACTTAAAAGCAACTTATTTTTATACGACTTTTGAAACCAAACTAAAAATAACTTAAAATTATTACAGTAAGTTTTATATGTAGTCTCCCAAGTATCCCAGTTGCTGCTTTTGCAACTGTTAAGATATTCTAAGTAAATTTCTACATTTTCCTTTTTAAAATTTTCCAAAACTGTTAATTGCATAACTAAACCTCCTATTTTTTTGATAGGTTTATTATACAATTCTCAAAATAATGGAAAATTTATACAAAATGACTAAGACTAATTTAAATATTCCAAATACAACATTTGCATATGTTATAAAACAAGGAAATATCTGCTTTTTAGAAATAGATTCTGGTAAAGCTTTTTTTAGAAAAAAAGAAAATGATGTACTTTTTACATTACCACCAAATCTTACTCCGCAGAGTACAATCGCATTTTCAACAAACGCATTTTCTACCGAAAATTTTATTTCTGCGAAAATTTATGAAAATGGTATTTGTAAAATGCTTAATTCGGAAACTTTTGATGACTCTTTCTATATTAGTATCAGTTATGTATGTAGCAATTTTAATTAAATATAAAATGTAGTAATTAATCTAAGAAATAGAAAGTATCTAAGTACATACTTTCAGCTACTTGTATTGGGGATAAAATATATAAATTTCTAGTATTTTCATCATATCTAGTTCTTGCTGTTTGACCATTAGGATAAGATACTAATACCTTCAAATTAAAACTTTTAGGCTTAAATTCTTTAGGAAAAGTAAATAATAAAGCTCCATTGTTTAATGTATTTGAAACTCCCGAAGGGATATCTAGAAATACATGTCCAATATTACCTATTTTTTCAAACTGTAAATCTGTATATCTAGTTCCAGCGGTTTTATTTACAGATTCATATTTGTATAAATTTTCCAACAAGAATGGAAAATCTATGTAAA